AGTATTCTATCATGTCTGAAAAAATATTTGAAAAATTTTATAAAGTATTAGAATAAATGTTTATATTTGTGGACTAGCATATTATACTTTTTCGGTTAAGTATTTTTATCTGATTGATTTTTTTTTTAATTATAAGCTCTGAGATTAAAATCTTGGGGCTTATTTTTTACAAGTTATATTATGGCAATATTTGATAGGCAATACAAGAAGATATTAGAAGAGATTTATTACAATGGGTATAAGTATCAGGATCCAAATAGAAAAGGTGTAGAGAGAATTGAGATCCCAATGATTAATATTTATTGTAGACCATCTATATCTTTTCCTGCATTAACTACAAAGGAGATTTATTTTAAAGGAGCAATAGCAGAGTTGTTATTCTTTATGTCTGGTTCTACTGATATAAGGAAGCTTTGGGAAATGGGTGTTAGATTCTGGGATAAGGATTGGGCCAACTTCCATGAGTACTCAGAGGCCTCTGCAAATTATTTATATGAAGGTTGGAAAGCAAAGAAAAAGGAGCACACTAGTAAAGCTTCAGCGTCTATATATAGTATGGGTAGAATCTATTCACACCAATGGAGAAATGCCAATGGAGTTGATCAGTTATATAACCTTGTTTCTTCCATGATTAATACACCTATGTCAACATCATTAATAGTTAACTCTTGGAATCCTGCAGACTTACCTAGGATGTGTTTACCTCCGTGTCATTATTCATTCCAAGTAATATGCCAGCCTGTAGAAGATACTTATAAGTTCACACTTGCATGGAGTCAAAGGTCTACAGATTTTTTCTTGGGTACTCCGGTTAATGTAATGTTCTATGCAGCACTAGCCCAAGTACTAGAAATATTCACGGGATATAAATGTATTGCAGTTATTGGAGAGTTAAAGAATGTCCATATATATGATAACCAAATTGAGGTAGCAAAAGAGTTGATGGCTAGAGATCCAGAATTATATCTTGATAGCAGATTAGAAATAGATAAATCTAAGTTTAAACTTTTTTTGGAAAATCCATCAGCTTTAAACTTTAATAGTGTAATAAATTTATTATCTTTACAAGACTTTAACTTGGTGGGGTACAAGTGTTATCCAAAGTTAAAAGTAGATATGTTAAGTTATAATAAAAACTAAAAATTATGAGTACAGCGTTTAAGAGTCTAAAAGGACGTAGAGTGTTGGTGAACCAACCAGAGATGAAAGAGTCAGCTATCCAATTGAGTGAAGCAGATAAAGCACACATTGAACAAGAGTCAATGAAAAAGTGGACACGTTTAGAAGTGTTTGCAGTAGGTGAAGAAGTTAAAACTGTAGCAGCAGGTGATTCAGTTTATGTATCAGTTAATGCAATTAAAGGTGCAGAAGTTATTGAAGTAGATGAAACTATCAAGCTTATGCTTAGTGAGTATGATATTGCAATTGTTTGGTAAGATGTCTGAATTAGTTTGTAACACATACAAGAAGATGGTTGATAAACCTGAGACTTCTACTACATATAAAAAGAGTATGAAAATTATGGCTGAGATTGCTGCAAATAAATCTAATGTAATGTATGAGGATTACCTTAAAAGAGTTGACTCTAATCCTTATGTAGGTAAAGATCCTTTTGGAGGTGCAAAACCTAAAGCAGTTACAGTACCTAATACTGCACTAAGACCTTCTCATTATGGAGGAGTTAATAGTACTTATGAAGTATTCAATGTACTTGAAGCATGGGGATTAGATAAAGACTTTTACTTAGGTAATGTTATCAAGTATATTGCAAGAGCAGGTAAAAAAGATGCTACTAAAGAATTAGAGGATCTGGAAAAAGCTGAAGTGTATTTAAAAAGAAGAATTGCTGAACTGAAAAAATGAGATGTTTAATTGTTTTATTATTACTGTATTCATGTGCCCCACATATAGTTGGTCCTAACTATAATCAAGGTAAGACTCACAATTCTGATCTAGGTAATAGAGAAAGAATTGTAAGAGGTGAGGATGCAAGAATGAAAAATGCAATGATAAAACATAGAGTATCTGCAAGACGCGGTTTAGTTAAAACAAAAAGAATAAGAAAAAAGAGTGGTAGAAGGTTTATTAATTAAAATATTATATATACATTAGCACTCCTTTTTTCTCTCAGTCTTTCTCGCTGAAAAAAGATTCCTGATAAGTTTATACTTATTGGGAATTTTTTTTATATTTACATGCTCTAATATTTAAACGTATTGACAAGATAGGTAAGAAAGTCCCAGATTAATTATCTGGGATTTTGTTTTTATATTATTATTGTGTATATTATATTATATGTATTAATAAAAAGATTAACAACTATGGACATTTTAAATTTTATTTCCTGGATTAAAGCAAAACGTGTAACTACTACACTTCCAGATGGATCTCTAATTGCAGTTGGTGCACCATCAACTAAAAGAGATGATAAGTATCTTACAGTAGCAATGACATTAAATGATGCAGTACAATCAGGTAATGTTGGTAACACTAAGCACTATGAGTTAGATATTGCAGTTACTAGTACTGTAATAGTAGATACTCCCCGTGGTATTATTGATATTCTTAATATGGGATCATCTGCTCCTTTAACTCCTGATCCAGCTTATGCTACTTCAGTATCTTTCACAATTGATAATTTAGATTTAGATCTTACTTTAGCCAATAGAGATAATATATATGTACAGTATTCTGTATATTACAAAAACACTATAACTGACAATGCTATTCCACATTTAATTACTACAGGAATTGCAACTGGATTAGAGTTTAATCTTTATAATGCTAATCCTGCAACAGCTGGGGTTAATAACTGGGATGGTGATTTGTATGTATATTATGAATTATACACAATTAATTAACAAATAAATAAATAAATATAAACTATAAAAAATAAATATCATGGCATTACCAGTTGTATTAAGAGAAGCAAATATTAAAGTATATGCATCAGTATTGATGGATAACTCAGTATCATTAGAAGAAAAAGCAGTAGCATTAAATGCATTATTTGAAATTTTTAATTATGATACATATTCTAATAAAAATGTATATGATGCATATGGATTAGGTGTATATTTCCATGATAGTGAATCTGGAGATATTAAAACTACACATGTACCTGAAATATTACCTTAAGTAAAAAACATTAAAAAAATAAATACCACAGATATAGTATATTTGTGGTATTTTAATATATATAATATATAAAGCTATGTTAAATAATATAACAAACTATACTAACCTTATTAATAATAGAAAGGTTAGAACACTATTAGAAGCAACTGACTTGTTCACGGTAGGTGTAAGAGATCCAAACTTCTATGGTAATTACCAACCAGCATTAATAACTACAACTGATTTAGTTAGTAGTGTTGCTAGTTTATTACCTCCTGCAACAGCAGCTTGGGGATCTATTTCTGGTAACATTAATACTCAAGGTGATTTAATATCTTTATTAAATGCTAAACAGAATAATATTACTTTAACTACAACAGGTTCATCTGGTCCTGCTACATTAATAGGATCAACATTAAATATTCCTAATTATGCTGGTAGTACATTACCTGCTTGGTTAGAATATAATGCGGGTGATAAAACAATATGGAATAATGGTAATGGTAATATTGCTACTAATACGTCATATGGTGAGTTAGCATTAAGAGTAAATACTACAGGTGATGCTAATGTTGCAATTGGTTATCAAACATTGTATAGTAATACTACAGGATTTAGTAATATTGGAATTGGTGCATATGCACTTAGAACAAATATTACTGCAGCAGATAATATAGCAATTGGTACTAATACATTATATAATACTACAACAAATTCTAGTATTGCAATAGGAAGAAATGCATTACAAGCAAATACTACTGGATCAAGTCTTTTAGCTATTGGAGGTTTTAGTTTATCAAGTAATACTACTGGTACAAGTAATACTGCAATTGGAGGAGCTGCTTTATCAAGTAATACTACAGGAACTAATAACACGGCAGTTGGTCGAGCATCTTTAGCTAGTAATACAACTAGTTCTGATAATACTGCGCTTGGATACTTTAGTTTAATAAATAATACTACAGGAGCACAAAATACAGCAGTTGGCTCTAGTGCATTAAGTAATAATACTACAGGTAGTTATAACATAGCACAAGGATTTCAAGCATTACGTAATAATACTGAAGGTATTTTTAATATAGGATTAGGTTCTTATTCTTTATTAAATAATGTTACTAGTTCTACAAATATTGGTATTGGTGGTTATGCATTATATAACAATAATGTTGATCAAAATTTAGCAGTTGGATATAGTACTTTATATAATAATACAACCGGTATACTAAATATTGGAATTGGTAATAATTCATTACTTAATAATACTACAGGTGGTCAATCAGTAGCTATTGGTGTTGAGGCATTGTATTCTAATACAACTGCAAGTTATAATGTTGCCGTAGGTAGACAAGCTTTATACAGTAATACTACAGGAAACTATAACAATGCATTAGGGCTACAAGCTTTAAGACAAAATACAACTGGTGCAGATAATACAGCAGTTGGCTCACAGGCATTATATAATAATATAACGGGTAATAGTAATATTGCAGTAGGTAAAAATTCTTTATTCTCAAATAGTACAGGTGCTGAGAATACAGCAGTTGGTACAAGTACATTAAGATTAAATACTACTGGGTCTAATAATACAGCTAATGGGTTTAATGCATTATATTCAAATATAAGTGGATCAGATAGTGTTGCAATTGGTGTAGCAGCATTATATACAAGTACTACAGGTACAAGCAATGTTGCTGTAGGTAACAGGTCAGCAGTGTTAAATACAACAGGTATAAACAATGTTGCAATCGGTACAGATGCATTACCAAATAATACTACAGGTACAAACAATGTTTCTGTAGGAACTAGTTCAGGTACTACAAATACAACAGGTAGTAGTAATACTTTAGTAGGTTCATCAACATTTACAGGTAATTTCAGTGGATCAGTTATACTTGGTTTTGGGGCATCATCTCCTGGATCTAATCAATTTGTTGTAGGATCAGTAGGTACAAACGCAGGTTCAGTAGCATCAGAAGTAAACACCTCTACTCAAGTATGGAATGTAGTTATCAACGGTGTAGCAAGAAAAATTTTATTAGCATAATAAATAATAAATATATTAACTTTACAAAAAAATAAATATCATGGAATTAGAATTAACAACAGAGCAAGTAGCAAAATCAGTATCAGCAGCATACGATAGTGTAGCATTAATCACTGAGTTAAAAGCAAAAGAGACTTTAACTGAAGAAGAAACAGCAACAGTAGCACGTAATGAAGAGCACATCAGAATTATGTTAGCTAAAGAATGGTTTGTTGCAGGACTTACTAAAAAACAAGTAACTGAATTACAAAAAATATGAAATCAGAAGATGCAAAACAAGTAGTTGAACAAGCTTTAAATCAAGCATTCCTTAAAGGAGCATTTAGTTTACAAGATGCAGCTATGATAACACAAGCATTAGGAGTTCTATTTGCAGAACCTCAACTAGTTCAAGAAAATTAAAAGCAATAGCCACAGAGATGTGGCTTTTCTTTTTTATATTTGCTTATATAGAAAGTTTTCTGTATATTATTATATATAAATCAATTATTATGTCTGTAGGAAATTTAAAAACATACGGTGGTAAAGGGACAAACATGCCATGGCAATTAAAAATGCTATTTGGTCAAGAGTGTGCATGTGATAACCTTACTGATATTAACACAAATACAAGTAATGTAGATTCATTACTTAACCAAATATTAACTGCAATTCAAGCAGGAACTGAATATGAAGCAGCTTTAGTTATTGATGCTAATGATGTTACTTGGTTGGAGGTAAGAATTTATAATGCAGGTACAGGAACATTTGATCCACCAGTTTATTATTTAGCAGGAACAAATACTCCAGGTACACCTGTTGCACCAATTACTTATATCAATCCTAATACTTACTTAGCTCAAATAGCAAGTAATACAACAGGACTAGCTACAGAAGTTACATTAGGATTACTTGAAGCAAAAGATTTTGCTACAGAGACAACATTGCTTAGTGTAGATTCAAATGTTGCACAATTAGTAACTAATACAACATCTGCAAACAGAACTCCAAACTTAATAAGACCTACAGGAATATTTGGTAATACACCAGTAGGTACATATTCAGTATCTTTTGCAAGTGTAGGAACTGCTAACGCAACGGTAGGTGGTATGATACTTAAGCCAGGAGAAAC